CGGTCCACCAAGGAGCTTCAGGATGGTGCGACTTAGTGTGTCATAGAATTTTCTTACCTTTTTTGTAAACACTCAAAAGTGTTACATTCCTGTTGCACAATGGAAAACATCACTGACGCTGACCTCGCTCGCCTGGAAGACGCTGTGCTTCTCGCTGAGGAGTACTCTGAAAAGTTAGGTCTTTTCAAAAGCGGATTCATCTCTCCTGAACTCAGAAGATTCCAACTCGCTGCTTACGCCATATATGATATATGCAGTGATCGTCAGCTTGAGGTATGTCATCTGAGATTAAAGAACTTCACATTCCGTGAGATCGGAGAAGAACTGGGCATAGGAACGTCCACAGCGAAGGTTCATTGGTACAGAGTTTTAAAGAAAGTGTCGTCCGTTCTAGTATAGGTGATGAAAGTAAGAAAAATACCAAGAGCCAAAGTCCGCATGCTTGCCAGCTTCGGATGTTCATTCTTTGAGATCGCTAAGTACTTCGCTTGTGATGAAGGAACTATACGCCAGCAATTCAGAGCAGCATACGACCAGGGCAGGCAGGACATGAAGATCAAGTTACGTCAGGCACAATGGAAAGGTGCGCTTGAGCATGGGAATACATCTCTTTTGATCTTCCTTGGCAAAAACTATCTCGGTCAGAGTGACAAGACGGATCTTGAAGCAACAAATAATTTGGAGTCAGTATTAAAATCATGCGGATTCGAAGATATTGATCAGACAGGTTCTCAATCGGAAGAAGTTGTGGAGTTTATTAGGCTATCAGCCGACTCAACAGCAGTTGGACATCCACAACTCCCGAGCAAGATTTCGGATAAATTGCCAAGGGCGTAGATCTGGCAAGTCGTATTCTGCGGCTTACGAGATACTCCCATGGTTATTAACCCCGAATAGTCGAGGATGGATTGTCGCACCCAGTTACGACCTTGGTCAGAAGATAGCCAGGATCGTAAAGGAAGAAGTGATCCAGAAGATGCATTTGCCCATTGCAAACAAGAAGGAAGTCAATGGGGATCTGTACTACCTGAAGATAGCAGGATTGAATTCAGAGCTTTCAGTGAAGTCGGCGGATTCGCCTGACAGTCTTATAGGAGAAGGCTGAACGCTTCGGCGTTCATACTTATAAAAAGGCATAGACTATTTAGTAATTGATGAAGCAGCAGCGATAAAGAAAATTGTATGGGAACAGAATTTAAGACCTACACTGTCAGACAGAAACGGATGGGCGCTCATGGTCAGCACCCCCAGGGGCTTTAATCATTTTGAGAAGTGGTACAGAAATGGGCAGGATGACACATATCCAGAGTGGGACTCATGGCAGCACTCATCCACAGAGTCTCCGTATTTCAATGATGAGATCGAAGAACTCAAGCGAACGCTGACTCGTGAAACGTACCTCCAAGAATATGAAGCTGCATTTACCTCATTCTCAGGGAAGGTCCTCCCATTCGACCGCTCCACCCAGGTACGCTCCATCAGATACAACTCGCATTTACCCACATACGTTGGAATTGATTTCGGGTATAGACAGCCCGGAGTTGTTGTCTGTCAGATCGACTTCAGCAAATCGAAAGATCTCCCTGACATATACCAGATAGATGAGATCGCAATGGAAGAGAACATGAAAACTGAGGAATTAGCAAAGCGTGTGAAGGCTTTTCCATATAGAATCACAGGATATTTCGGAGATCCGGCTGGTGGCGGTGTGAACGCACAGAGTGGGATCAGTGACATTGAGATCTTCAGGAGAATGGGAATGCCTGTGAAGTTTAAGAGGGACAGGATGACACGCAATGTGGTCAATGGGGTGAGTCATATGAGAAGGTGGTTTGAAGATGCAAATGGAGATCCACACTTTTTCGTAGATAAGAAATGTAAAGGGAGTATACAGAGTTATGAGAATTATAGATATCCAGAGAAGAAGGAGGATCAGAGAGTGAAAGAAGAGCCGTTAAAGGATGGGAGATTTGAGCATGTGTGCGACTCTCTCAGATACATGATCTGCAATCTTTTTCCTATTAAGAACAGAATGGCGAAGGTGCTTCCATGGTAGTCTCAGGAGATATGTCACAACAGGCTGTGATCAACAGTCTTAATTCATCTATTAATCATTTTGAGAATAAGAGAAACAGGGAAAGAGAGTATAATCTTGATTTCTTTGAGGGATATACAGAAGATTATGTAAAGAAGTATTTCGGATCTCAGTCTATGCAGCAGATCCCCATTTTCACACAGAATTTAACTCGCCGTGTATGTTCAATCAGGTCAACAACATACAAGCGTCCGCCCAGGATGATAGGTGAGAGCATTGAGGAATACAGGAAAAATATTGATATAGATGGTCTAAATGCCATTAGACGACAGCTTGAGAGAATGACATTTTTATTAGGTACAATGGCATTCAGGTGCAGATGGAACGCATTGACTGAGAGAGTGGAGTATGACCTTCTCCCTTTCTTTGAGCCGATGTTCATGGAGGGTGAGAATAAGCCATATGGTGTGATGTTTGCCATTGAGAATCACGGAAATGCTCGTACAAAGGAATTAAAGTACGCAGTATGGACAGAATCACGCCCCGGTTATCCTGGAATGCACTTTTTAATTGATACAGATATGAAGAAGATCAGCATGAATGAACAGGATCTCAATCCATATGATGTTTTGCCTGTTATTTTTCTTCATCGCTCACAACCAGTGCGTGATTGGTTTGTTGCAGGAGCAGATGATGTAGTAAGAGCTGATCTCTCCACTTCTGTAGGCATGACAGAATTATCCCTTGCTGTACGCTTCGGTGCAGTAGGGATAAAACACATCAGCGGAGTCGATGATTCTTCGAGGGTAGAACTGGGTGTGGATCGTGTGCTTTATTTGCCGGAAGGCTCAAATTTTGGAATATCATCTCCTTCAGGAAGTTTGGATCAGATCATAGCATCACTCCGCTTCATGGTTGAAGCAACGCTTCAAAATAACAATATACGAGTCAAGTTTGCCGATGAACGTGGCAACGCTCCCAGTGCAGTGGCACTTTCTATCCAGGAAGCGGAGTTAATTGACGAAAGAATTGCCATCACTGAAGACACATGGCGTCCATTTGAGAAGGCACGATACGCTATAGACAGGAAGATCATTGAAGCGCAGACAAACACAAAGCTCTCTGAGGACTTTCAGGTAGACTTTGTTGAGCCGAAGTCAATAATGACAATCGATGATGAGATCAAATATTGGGATTGGAGAATCAGGAATAATCTCTCCAGTGTGGACGGACATTCAGCGCATGTTGATTGGTACACATATAATAATCCAGATGCAGACGCTGAGTCTATAGAGAGATTTAAAGAGTCTATACAGCAGGCTGAAGCTCCAGAAACTCCATTACTTGCGAGATTAAATGCCGGCAGATGAGTATATAGCATCTTTTGAGAGTTCGCAAGACGCTTTCATCTCTGAAATTGAGGAATTGGAAGACAAGGGGCTTTCCATTGAGGAGATCCTGGCGATATTAGCAGCAACGAACATGGCAGCATACATCGTTGAGGACCTTGGCATGTTTTCAGCAGTTTCATCCATTGATGCAGAGCTTTTGGCTATTTTAGATGACCTTCCATTCTTTGGAACAGTCACAGAGACTCAACTTGCAGCATTCAGGAATATGGTCAGCAGTTCTGTGATGCAGTTCACAGAGTCGCTGGGTGGGGATATGAGAAATGTAATGATGCAGGGAATTACAAACGGACTACCAAAAGATGAGATCCGTGATATGATGAGAAGGTCTGTAAAAGGCAGACATGTAGAAAATATTATCAATGATGCACTTAGGACTTTTGAACAGTCTGTGATAGCAGAGATGGCTCGTGATCTTCCGGTTAATACTCTTTTTTCCTATGTTGGTCCTTTAGATGAGAAAACACGACCTCTCTGCCGTCACATTCTTGCAAGCTCACCATTAACTCGGCAGCAGATAGACTCACGCTTTCCTGGAGCATTCCTCGATCGCGGAGGATATAACTGCCGACATGTGTGGCTTCCAAACGAACCAGTAGACAAACAGCAGCGTGCATCAGCCAGAGAATCAGTCGCAGGAGCGACACGCCCAAAGACATTGAAGGAATACTATGCGAGTTCCTGATTTTAGGAAGAT